GACGCCGGTCAGCGCGGTCGCGTCGCCGATCACGGCGGCGATGGTCCCGGCCTCGTCAACGCCCTCATCGACGCGGACGACGATGGCGACGGACGCGCCTTGCGCGTAGAGCGCGTCATAGGCGTCGCGCAGCGTGCCGGTCGCGCCCAGCGCCGCCGCCGCGCGGGGACCGGAGACCAGCACCGGGACGTCCGCCGGAAACGCCGACGCGTCGGCCAGCGGCGCGGTGCCGACCAGCCCGATGATCGAGCTGCGGACGGTGCGGATCGGGCGGATGCCGTCGTCGATCTGGACGACCTCCACGCCATGCAGGAATTCGGGCATCAGCTTCTCCTCTCGGGGGTCGGTTTCATGCGCGCCGGTCTCATGCGCGGCTCGCCGTCAGGATTTCCGCGGCGCGGGCGGCGCCGTAGGCGGCCGCCATCGCCGCCGCCAGCTGCGCGAACAGCGGGTCGTCGGCCAGCAGCTCGGCGGCGTTCTCGAAGATGGCGCGCACCCGCAGGCTCTGCTGCGCCAGCGCGGCGGCGAAGACTGCGTATTCGGCGTCGGTCATCGCGGCGAACATCCGCGCCTTGGAGTGGACCGCCGTCAGCGGCGGCGCGGGGTCGGCGTCGGTCACCGCGCCCATGTGCTGACCGGCGGCCACCGCCGCCAGCACCGCCCCGGCCAGCGCGCCGCCGCCGGCGCGGGCGCAGAAGTCGGTCAGCGTCTCGCCGTCGGGCCGGTCGAGCGTGACCAGATAGGCCTCCGGCGTCTCGCCCAGCCGCCGCACGGCGCGCAGGTTGGAGAACTCGGTCATTCGGTGCGCTCCATCAGGGTGATCGCGGTGGCCCCGGTCCCGGAGGATCCCCGCGCCCGCCACAGGCCGGTCAATATGGCGCCGGACCCGGCGGTGGTGTAGGTGAAGCTGTCCTCCCCCAGCCGCACCGGCGCCGTCTGGGTGAGGGCGACCGGGTTCCCGGTGACCAGCAGCGTCGTCCCCACCGGGAACGTCACGTGGTTCGCGGCGCTAGAGGCGAACACGCCCGGCCAGGCGGCGGCCAGCGGCGCATAGCGCGCGTCGCCCTTGCGCCGGTCGATCAGGGTGGTCGCGCGGGTGGCGGCGTCGCCCGCGATCACATGGCCCTCGATCGCGCCGTTGATGACGACGCCGACCTCCTCGAAGTTCGCGCCGTTGTTGACCCCGGTCAGGCCGCCGCCGCCGCCCGTCCCGAAGGTGACCGGCGGGTTTAGCGCCGAGTTGCCGCCGTTGGCGATCAGCCGCGTCGCGGTCTCGACCGTTCCGGTGAACACGGCGCCCGACAGCCGCGCGTAGCGCCCGTCGTGGTCGCCGGCGGCGACATGGTCGCTCATCGCCTTCGCCTGCAGCAGGATCGCGGTCGAGGCGCTGTTGCGCGCCGCCGTGCTGGAGATCGCGTGGGTGTGGCCGACCGGCAGCGCCGCGTTGACGGTGGTCCCGCTCAGGGTCGCCGGCGTGGCCAGCGCCAGCGCCGCGCCGCCGGTGACCGCGCCGCCGCCGGTCAGCCCGTTTCCAGCGATCACGCTGCCCGCCTGCGCCGCCACGTGGTCCTTCACAGCCCTGGCGGTGGCGACCTGGCTGGCCGAGCCGCCGGAGGCGTCGTTGGTCGGCGGATAATTGGCGACCGATCCCAGCCCCACGTCCTCCTTGGTCGTCGCCCGCGCCCGCAGCGTGGTGTAGTCGCCGGTGCGCAGCGCGTAGAGGCTGCCCAGCGTCGCGGCCAGCGCGTCGAGCTGATCCTTCAGCCAGCGCGTGCGGCTGGCGAGCAGCTTGGGCGCGCGGTTGGCGACGCCGTCTTCGCCGCCGATCACCGGCTCATTGGTCTCGATCCGGGTGATCCCGGCCGCAAATGTGCTGGTTTCCAGAAGGTCGGCCATCACGCCACTCCGTAGTTGTAGCTGCCGTCGTAGGTCCCGCCGCCGTCGTAGAGCAGCGGCGCCTCGGTGAAGTTCAGCGCCGCCAGGTGCGAGCGCGCGGGCGCCGTGGCGGCGAGGCTGGCGCGGATCTGGTCGGCCTGCGCGTTCGAGACCGGCTGCGCCGCGAACACGCGGTATTGCGCCCAGTGCGACGCGGCGCCGTAGCTCTGCGCGCCGTCATAGAACGTCGCGCCGTCGTAGCGGTTGGCGGTGTTTCCCTCGACGATCTCGACCGCGCCCAGGTCCATCGCCGCCACCGCGCGCTCCACCGAGGCGCGCGACCCCTTGATGCGGTGGATCGCCAGGCTGTCGGCGATGGCGCGGCGCATGGTGACCTCCGGCCAGGCGGCGTCCCAGACATCGACAGACAGCGCCCACGCCAGCCAGGGCAGCAGCGCCGCCGGGCAGCGCTCCGGCGACCACAGGTCGCGGATCGGCACGGGCGCATCGAAGCGCGCGCCGATGGCGTCGGCGGCGGCGCGCTCCAGCGCGGTCGCGTTCGGCGGCAGCAGCGCGGCGGTCATGGCGCCGTCTCGGCGGTGATGGTGACGACGCCGGGCGAGACCGCCTGCGTCGCGGTCGCCTCGACGTCGGCCGACGGCGCGGCCAGCGTCACGCGCGCGACGCCGGGCACGGTCAGCGCCGCGAAGATCGCGCTGCGCGGCAGCGCCTGGCCCAGCCTGCGCGTGCGCGCCAGCAGCGCGTCCAGCCCGGCGCGGGCGGCGGCCTCGGCCACCTCGGCGCCCGGCCCCCGGGCCAGCGTCAGCGTCGCGGTCACGTCCACGGTCAGGATCTGCGCGCCCGCGACGAACACGCTGTCGTTGAGCTGGCGGATCTCGGGGTTCTTCAGCACCGCCTCCACCGCCGCCAGCAGCGCGGCGTCGGCGGTTCCGTCGCCGTCGGTGGACAGGATGGTCGCCAGCACGTCGCCGGGCTGCGGCGAGGTGATCGCGGCGTCGGCGACGCGCGGATCGGCGCCCAGCGCATAGAACATGTAGCGCCCGGCGGTGCCTGCGGCGGTGGCGGCCTCCAGCGCCAGCTGCACCCGGCGGCGCAGCGTCGCGTCGTCCTCAAGCACCGCCGCGCGCGGCGGAACGGCCTGCGCGTCGCCGGGGTCCAGCACCCGCCGCGCCACCGACATCAGCGCCGCCAGATGATCAAGGTCGGCGCCGGTCGCGCTGGCCAGCATCACCGCGCGGGCGCCGTCGTTGACGCGCTGGCGCCACAGCAGCTCGCGATACGCCGCCACCTCCAAAAGCTTCAGCGCCGGGTCGCTTTCGACCCAGGCGTCGAAGGCGGGCCAGCGCGCGGAAAAATCCGCCTTCAGCGCGTCGAGGATCGCCTCATAGCCCAGCGTCTCGATCACGTCGGGCGGCGGCAGCGCGCCCAGATCGACCGCGTCGAACGGGTTGGCGACGGTCATGCCGTCACCCCGGCGCCGATCACCACGCCCGCGTCGGTCTGGCGGCCGTCCACCACGCCGCTCAGGCTGACCGTCACCGCGCCGTCCGGCCCGGCGTCCGCCACCTGCACCCGGCGCAGCCGGTAGCGCGGCTCCCACTCCCCGATCGCCTCGGCGCAGGCCATGAAGAAATCGACCGCCGTGCGCTGGCCCAGCGGCGCGTCGATCAGCGCGCCGAGATCGACGCCATAGCCGCGCCGCATCACCCGGCTGCCCTTCGGCGTGGTCAGCAGGTCGGCCAGCGACTGCTGCAGATGCGCGTCGCCGCCCAGCGCCCGCCCGTCGCCGCGCCCCATGCCGATCATGCGGCGCCCTTTCCGCCGCGCTTCGGCGCGGGCGCAGGCGCCCCGGCGGGGACAGGCTCCACGGCGGGGATCCTGTCCCCGGCCGGGCTGACATGCTCGTATTTCGCCGCCCGCGCGCTCAGGCTCAGGCGCTCGCCCGCCCGGCGCAGCCGCCCGGCGATCCAGCCGTCCTTCTCGACGATGTAATCGGCCATCGAATGCTCCTTATTGCTGCGGCGGGCCACTGAGGCCGCCGCCGGTCTGGACGTTGGTGTGGCGGTGCTCCAGCAGGCTCACGCCGCCGCCTGCGGTCACGTCGCCTGCGGCGTCGATCCGGCCGGTGACGGTCAGGTCGCCGACGATGGTCACGCCGCCGGGCGCCTCGATGCGCGCCGTCCCGCCGCCGGGCAGCAGCGCGCGCAGCGCGTGGACGGCGCGGTCATACTCGATCACCGCGCCGTCGGCGTAGACCATGCGGTGCACGGTGGCGGCGTCGGCGGGCGCGGGGTGGGCGTCGGCGTAAAGCCCCGCCAGCACCACCGCCTG